ATGAACGGGCTGGAAAAGAAATATGCGGCGCATCTGGAGCTGCGGCGGGCGACTGGGGAGATACGGGACTGGAAGTTTGAGCCGCTGAAGCTGAAGCTGGCGCCGAAGACGTTCTGGACGCCAGATTTCGCGGTGAAGATGCCCGACGGCACAGTGCAGTTGCACGAGACGAAGGGACACTGGGAAGATGACGCTCGGGTGAAGACGAAGTGGGCCGTGAAGGATTTCGGGTCACTTTTTCATATTGTGGTGGCGTTGTGGGACAAAGGAATGAAGGATTGGAAGTTTGAGGAGTTCACGGCATGAAAATCTTTAAAATCGAAGCGCAAGGGGATGTGGTCTACGTTCAGGCCGCAGACAAGGCAGCAGCCAACGCACGGCTAACCGAGATGATGGGGACGATTCCCCTGTGGCTATTGACGTTCACGGAAGTTGACGCGCTGCCTAAGGGTGAAGAATTTTTATGAACGAAACGGGAGTGGGTACAAATCCACTGCTGCCGGATGGGATTGAGGGGTTGCGGCTGCGCTGCGTGATCTGCACGAAGGAGGTGCCGGCGCGGCGGGCGACTTCGCGGAGCAAGGATACCTGCGGGCCGGAGTGCGGGCAGGTGCTGCGCGACTGGAAGAAGTACAACATCCTGCGGCGGCGGTGCCGGACCTGCTATCACCCGTCGTCGCCGAAAGAGCGCGAAGAGTTCAAGCTGTGGCGGAAGTCGCGCGGCGAGGTGGGGGAAGCGCATGCCGGGCGGATGAGCGACAAGGACCGCGGGCGGCGGCGCGAGTATAGCGAGGCGCTGAAGCAGGCGATTGCACTGCTGACCGGCTTGACGGATGGGTCTGTCGACGAGGGGGACTTCGACAAATACGTGGACGCCGTACAAAGATTTCAAGATTTGCTTGACGGAAAGGCATGGGTTCGGCGTACACTGCCGGTGAGCGGAGACGCCGCCGAAATATCTGGAGGAGAAGACAATGGGTTACCTGTCGGACAGGCAGTTCGGACCAAACTCGCAGTCGCAGAACGTACCGAATGCGATTCCATTGAACCAGCAGGCGACGCCGACGGGGCCGCTGCCCGCGACTTTGACGCTGGTGAGCAGCACGGAGACGCTGGTGCCGAGCGTGAGCCTGGCGACGGTGCCGCTGTCTTGCGCGCTGGGACCGGATACGCCGGTGGAGCAGACCCCATTTGACATCTGTGCGTCGGGCACGATCAAGAGCGGATCCACCAGCAATATGACGCTGAAGCTCTACGAGGGCCTGGCGATTGCCAGCGGCAACCTGCTGGGGTCGAGTGGCGCGATCGCGCAGAACGGCACCGGCGGCGCCAACGTGACGCGGAGCTGGTGGGCGCACGCGACCGGCATCTTCGATTCCGTGAGCGGCGAGCTGGCGGGCAAGATCGAGTTTTACCTGAACCGCACCCTGGTTGCCACGGCCACCTTCTCGAACTTCGTGGTGGGACCGTTCCTGAACGTGGGCAACCCGAGCGCGAATCCACCTACCGTTTCCCTGCTGCCGACGTTTGTGCTGTCGGCTACGTCGAGCGGCGCGACCAGCGGGACGGGCGCGACCGTGGTGAATGTGCAGAAGTTTAGCTGCGGGTAAAGATTCATCCGCTGGCGTGGATAGCGTTCTCCGGAGTAGCCCGACCACGAGAGGTTCCGGAATAATTTTCAAATGCCCGAATGGGCGAAGGCCCCCTGTGCGATACGTGACGCACGTTAAATAATCCGTAGGGGCCAACTTTCCGAGGTGTGGCGATGGCGAAGGAAGAGAAGGGCAAGGAAAAAGGCGGCGAGGGCGAGAAGGGCAAGAGGCCGAAGAAGCATCTGCACCAGATCCGCAGCGTGCAGGCCGAGGACGGATCGATTGTGCATCACCACACCTACAAAGCCAAGAAGGAAGACCACCACACCGAGCCCGAGCGCGAGAACGTGGCCACCAGCGCGACGCCGGAAGAGGCGGGCGAGCATGTTGCCGAGCAGATGGGGATGAACGGCCAAGGCGGCGGCGAGCCTGAAGAGGAAGCTGCCGAGGGCGAGCAGGGCGGTGCACCGCAGGCCGGAGCAGCGCAGCCCGGAGTGTAGCCCGTGATCTTCGACACCGACCGAATCGTGAGTGATGCCGCATATCGTGAGGATATGCGGCATCGCTTTGAGACGGACCATTTTTTCGCGGCGCAGACCATCGGCTTTCCCGACTTCAGCGAGCTACGGCACCGCGCCGCGGTCGATCTCTACTTCCCGAAGAACCGGCTGCTGCCGATCAAAGACCAGCACCAGAAAAAGAAGCGGCTGCACCTGGACCCGCGGCGGACGTTCAAGACGACGCTGAAGCGGGTGGAGCGGGCGCAGTGGATCGCCGCGTTCCCCGAGACCATCACCATCCTGAATGTGAGCGCGACCCAGCCGCTAGCCGAAGAGGTGAGCGTGAAGACGGCGGGGCTGTTCTACCGCGCGCCGGGTGAGGCCGCGACAGTGCTGCAGTTGATGTATCCCGAGCTGGTGACCGACCGCAACCCACAGGCCTCCCCGAACAAGCAGCGCTGGGTGTGGAACACGCTGCTGCGGCGCGGCGGCGGCGCGGTGGGCGACCTGGACTCGACGCTGGCCTACACGTCGCCGAAGTCGACCCAGAGCGGCTGGCACCCGCTGATGCTGGACTTTGACGATGTGGAGGACACCAATAACAGCGGCATCGGGGTAACTGAAGAGGTACGCCAGGGCGTGATCAACACTTGCGACCAGAACGAGAACCTGCTGGGCGAGGACGATTACCTCTCGATTGGCGGGACGCGCTACCACCCGTTCGACTATTACGCAACCTGCCTGCGCAGCGCGGAGGAGAACCCGGAGAACTGGGTGGTGCTGGTGCGGGGTAGCCTGCGCACGCACAACGGCGCGCGGCTTCTGCCGGGCGAGTTTCCGCGCGAAGAGGACTGCGAGCTGCTGTTCCCGGAGTTTCTGAGCTACAACTTTTTGCGCGAGAAGTTCCACAAAAACTATGAATCGTTTATGTGCCAGCAGATGAACGATCCGCAGGGCGGCGCGGTGCCGGTGTTCGACGAGAAGCTGTATGCGAGCTGCCTGGTGGCGCTGGAGAAGATTCCGTTTGTGGGGCACTCCGGCGAGGTGTTTACCTGCTGGAGGGTGCAGTATGGCGGCAAGAGCAATATGGCGAAGTTCACCGAAGGCGCTGCCGCGAAGGTGATCGACGGCAAGGTGTACGTGATCGACACGTGGCAGACGACGCGCACGCCGACCGGCCTGGCGGAGATGATGGTGCAGGAGCACAAGCGCCACCAGGCGGACGGGATGATGATTCTGGACACGCCGGGCAGCGAGTTTATGACGCCGCTGGTGCGGAACGAGGCGGCGCGGCGGAACGTGAGCATCCGCATCCACCGGCCGTACTGGGAAGAAGACGACAGCCGGCGGGCGAGCCAGATTAAGAGCCTGGAGCCGCTGATGCGGGTGGGGCGGCTGCTGTTCTCTACCGCGATGACCAAGGCGGCGGCGACGCACAGCCAGTTTGTACACTTCGGGCTGGTGGAGGAGAATGGGATTATCGACTGCATCAACCAGTTCGCGCAGATGGTGCCGATGAGCCAGATGCGGGCGAACATGCAGGAGGAAGAGCTTGAATATCAGAGGAAACAGCGAGACAATGCGCTGGTGAGCGGGTTCCTGGAGCAGCAGGGGATGCCGATAGTGGATGACCAGGTGAGGATGAAGGCGCAGGCGCACATGGCGGCGATGAGCAAGGTGCAGAGCCGCGGAATCGGGATGCCGCCGCTGCCGGGAGGGCTAGATGGGTAGCATCATCATGCGCTCGGCGCTTATAGCTAGGGGCCGCACCCCGCCGCCTGAGCTGCATTCAATCGTCGATAATGGTCGCGAGCGGCGTGTTGTAACGTGGTCCGATGTGATGAACGCCCGCAGGGAGCAGCAGCGTCGGCGTCTTGATCAGATCCGCCAGGTTGAAGAGTGGCGTCCCTACAGGCTCTCAGTTAGCTACTTTGGTTGTGGACTTATGGGTGGATGGAACGCCTTCATCGAAGGTATCCACGGACGGAACGAGTATGGCACGTGGATCGACCGCGACCGTCGATGGCTGATTCCTAAACTGCTGACAGCCTTCCCGCTCGTGCTGCCACTGGGATCAGAGAGCGAGCAGTGGCGGCATTGGGAGGTCGCGTTTGCCTCGCAGTATAAACGGAGAATGCAACATGGTGAACCGGTTGGCGTCGTGCCAGTTTGGTGGAACCAGAGAGATTCACCGCGCAGCGGTCGAGAACGGTGCGAAGCACATGGCTGATTTGCTGACAATTGCGAGCAGTCCTAACGGCGACGGGATGCCGATCGGCAACACGCTGACGCCGATGATTGCGAAGACGCAGGTGACGGTGGCGCCGGGCGGCGTGAGCGAGCCGGAGTTTGACGACAACGCCGCGGCGACGATTGTGTGGGCCGACTTTCAAAGAGATTCGGCGTGGCTGGAGCAGAAGGCGTGGCTGGCGGAGTGGCAGTACATCGACTACCTGTACCAGAGCCCGAACTTCGAGGGCGACTGGAGGGTGAGTCTGAACGGGACCGCGCGGGTGAGCCGGTTCAACGTGGCGAAGAATTCGAACACGATGAGCACCCAGGTGCGGCGCGGGATCTTCGCGGACCAAGTTCCATTCATGCTGGAGGCAACGGGCAAGCTGGCCGGCGACGCGGACGCGCAGACTTACCTGGATGCGGCGACGGAGATCCTGACGGTGCTCGACCAGCGCGCGGAGTTCGAATACAACTTTGGGCTGCTGATCGAGTGCATGGCGCTGCAAGGGACGGGCATCGGCATTCCGCGCTGGGACGAGAAGACGGTAAAGAAGAAGAGCCGCAAGCGCAACACGCCGCCGGTGAGCATCGACAAGCCCGTGGGCGCCCCGGCGGTGGTGAATACGTGGGAGTCTGACGACTTCAAGGTTGTAACCGAAGAGGTGACAGAAAGCTGGCCGTACTTCGAGTTCCGCGACCTGGGCTGGACGATATGGGACGAGAAGGCGCGCACGCCGAACCGGCCCGACCTGAGCGCGAGCCACCGCATCGACATCGACTACGTGACGCTGCAGGACCTGCAGCGGATGCGGGAACTAGACTGCTACAAGGACATCCCCGAGGACGATGACCTGGTGCGGTACTTCCTGGCGAACCCGTATGGCGACGCCAGCCCGGGGACACGCACGGCGCAGAACAGCAACATCCAGAACACGACGGTGCTGCATGCGGCCGGGCCGGAGACCAACGCCAGCGCCAACCCGTTCCTGAAGCCGATGATGAAGCTGGCTGAATGGACGTGGGAGCCGGGCGAGCCTACAGGCGACGTGAAAGAGATGCTGGTGTTCGAAGGCCGGTTCAAGATCATCCGCAATGGACCGCACGAGATTGGAGACCACGCTTCCGGCTACACCGCGAACTGGTGGAACATCAAGAACAGCCTGTACGGGCTGGGGATTGGGAGGCTTAACGCCGGCGATCAGCGCATGGAAATGGGCGTACTTAATAAAGTTTTAGAGATGATCGCCTATTGGACGAATTGCCCGCTGGTCTACAACACGGCGGACGGCAACGCGCCTACACAGAACGTGGTGATGGGCCTAGGGACGATGTGGGGACTGAACGCCGGGTCCGGTGGCGATGCCAGCAAGGCGATGAAGTATCTCGAAAAGCCAGCGATTCCGCCTGAGTCCTGGAAGATTATGGACAAGGCGCTGTATCAGGGGCAGGATCTGGTGGGAGCCAACGCTGGAGCGATGCAGGGCCAGATCACCAGCATCCAAGGCATGGCGCGCACGGCTGCCGGGGTGAACCGCTCATCCAGCCAAAGCGATGCCCAGGTGAGCGACCCGATTGCGCACCTGGAGGGCATCATCGTGCGCTGGAACCGGTTCAAGTGGCAGCAGGTGATCGACGTGATGCCGATTGCCGAGATACGCGCGATCCTGAGCAAGAAATTCGGCGCCGCGATTCTGAAGAGCATCGACGCCGAGAAGTTTCTGGACATGGAGTTCAACATCAAGGTGCTGGCGGGGCAGAAGCTGGCGGCGAAGGCGGCGATCTCGCAACTGATCCCGTTCCTGCTGCAACTGCTGCAGCAGCCGCAACTGATGGAGTACATGCACCAGAAGGGCTGGACGATCAACTTCCTGGCCATCGAGAAAATCTTCCTGCGGGTGAGTGAGTTGCAGGGCGCGGAAGACATCATCGTGCCGCTGACCGACCAGGAGAAGCAGCAGGTGGCGCAGTTGAATCCGAACGCGCAGCGGGTGCAGGCGGCGGCGCTGCTGGAGAAGCTGCGCGGCGCGAACAAGCAGCAGGAGATTGCGGCGAAGGGCGCACAGGACCAGAAGCAGGCGGTGCTGGAGAGCGCGCTGAGCCATGTGGCCGGCGAAGTGCCGCTGGAGAATGAGTTTGCGCTGGCGGAGGGACGTGTGGACAGGAACACGGACATGCAGGAGTTGCAGAACGGGATTCCGGGGGTGGCGTAGTGGCCATTTTAGCTGTTCCGCTTGGCGATCCGCCGCTGCCGCCGCTGGAGACAGCAACGCTGGTGGCGATTTACACCGGGCTGGAAGTTGGAGTGACGCAGGGCGCATGGAAGTCGATGGCGAAGGAATGCCTGATTGCGCGCGGCGAAGGCGGAGTGACTGGAGAGGCCGATGGGGCAGAGCGCGCTTGAGAAGTTCCACCAAGGGACGCCGCTGAACGAGGAGCTGGCGGAGATCCAGCGGAGCGCGGCCGGAGCGAGCCCGGGAAGCCCGGTTTTACACCGCGAAGCGGTCGAGGACGGGGCGAAGCACGACGCGGAGCGGGAGCTGACGCGGGTTGAGCGGCTACATTTGAAGGAGCTGCGGCAGGCGGATGGGTGGGTGGTTTTGCAGCGGCTTTTAGAAAGAACTTTATTTTTGCACAGGAAGAGTGTTATATCTATGAGCCAGAGCGATCCGCTCGGCAATGCCGAGAAGATCGCCCAGCAGTGGGCCTACCTGAACGCGCTGCGGGCCGCGGCGCAGCAGGTAACCGTGCTGGTGGATGCGGAAGTGAAGGCGCTGGACGAGGAATCGAAGCAATGAAGGCGACACGGCGAGGATTTTTCGGGATGCTGGCGGGGTTGGTGGCGGCCGCCGTGCTGCCGTTCCGCGTCAAGCCATACAGCATCACCCGCTTCAAACTGGACGACTCGTGGTATCCCAGCGGCACCGACGGTGTGCGGGTTACTTTTTCAGATAATTGTTTCCTTAAGAGCGTGAGTCCGGTCCAAATGGAGGCATATCTGCAAGTCCCAGAAATTAAAGACTCGCTTCTAGCCCACGGACACGAAATCCACTTTGATGAAGTGCTGCGCGAACTGAGGGGCATGGCATGATCGCGTACTGGACCGATAAACGACCGAATGGGCAGCCGATTGAGGCGGGGACGTTTGCGCGCGTGATCGACCTGGAAGACGGCACCAACCCGATCTGGACGTATGGGAAGACGGTCGACGAGGTGCTGCAGAAGATTGAACGACAGAATGGCAACGCGCAACTTGCTCTCGCGCGCCGCGCAACCGCGCAGCCCAATGCACCGGCGCAGGGTGCCCCCACAGCGACGCCTGCTGCGCCTCGGCGTCGGCTTTCCGCCGATGAGGTGATGCAACTGACCACCGACCTGCAGAACCCGGCCAAGGCGGCCGCGGCGATTGTGAAGCTGGCGGCGGACGAGACCGGCGTGGACCCGCAGCGCGTGGCGATGGACAACTTCAAGAAGCTGGCGGCGGAGTGGGAAGACGAGCACGAGGAGTTCTACCAGCATCCGGGCAACCGCACGCTGCTGGGGATCCGCGCGGGCCAGAAGGTGGGCCACCAGGTGGCGCTGATCACCAAGGAGATTTTGACGCAGTGTTTTATCGAGCTACTGAATTCCGGGCAACTATTCGAGGCGCCGGAAGAGCACCAGGAACAACGCATTACCCCCTCACCGTTTCCTGTCGAGAGTCAGGTTCAGCGTACCGAGAGGCCACGGCGGCTATCGACCGGCATACGAGGCACCCAGCTTCGCGCGCCGCAGACCGCGCAACCAAAGGCTTTGAAGTATTCGAAACGCGACATCGAGATGATGCCTTCCGCGCAGATCGAGCGCCTTGCGAGAGACAAGGACCCGGACTACATGGCAGCCTGCGATGCGCATTTCGGCCAACTGGCGACCGCTTAAGAGGTTGCCGCGGAGACTGAACATGAAGAACAGGGGACAGGGAACAGGGAACAGGGAACAGTTGCCGGAGAAGATGCTGAAGTATGTGGTGTGGCCCGCGTTCCGCTGGGGCTCCGCATTTATGGCCGCGCTGTGGGTGTCGCTGATCACGGTGAGCGCCGCGCTGACCGCGCAGCCCTGCACGGCGTGGGACGGAGCGAGCCCGGCGGCGCAGACCACCGCGAACATGCCGCAATCCGGCCTGACCATCCACTACAACCGCGTGTTTATGAAGTTCCTGTATGCGAACCTGGGCAAGCTGCTGATGGTCACGCACATGGACCTGCCGGAGAAGAGCGGCCTGACCTTCCGCAACTTTATGAACATCCCACTGGGGCCTGATCTTGTCCAGCAGACGCAGGGCACACTGGGGCCGCCCGAGCAGATCAGCACGAATTACAAAGACATCGTGCTGTTCCAACTGGCGAACTACTCGAACATCTCCGACCTGGCGTTTATGACGTCGATCTCCAATGACCTGGAGAACAACCGCCGGGTGATGGCCTACCAGTTGGGGCTGAGCCTGGACGACATCGTGATGGCGCAGTTCGATTACCTGCGGACGTGGGACGCGCGCACCAGCAACCAGGACAGCGTGGTAACGCCATATCCGTTCACCAAGAACATCATCGAGCAGATGCCGGCCAGCCTGGGCGGCGCGACCGTTCCGCCGATGATGGACGGCTTCTACAACGGATCGATCCATGACTTCTTCGTGGGCGACCTGACGCTGGACAACAGCAACAACTCGATTGTCGACATCTGGAAGCACACCGATGCCGGGCAACTGAAGCTGGAGGAGCTGCCGGGCGGGACCGAAGGCGAGAAGCCGGCGCAGATACTGGAACTGCTCGGCGCGCACTGGCGCAAGAGCACCAACCAGACCCAGACGGCGAACTGGCAGGCCAGCGGCAACACTGGCATCAGCACGTACCTGGCGGGGATGGATGCGATCGTGTGGATCAACTTCCCCAACGCGCGCCACACCAAGATCGACCCCAAGTGGCAGAACATGAACCTGTGGGCCGGCGAGTATGCCGCGCGCACCGCCTACGACCCGAATGGGCTGATTCCGGCCGGGACGGGTTACAACTGCGTGGCTGGATGCGGGCTGCCGCCCGACCAGACCTCGCGCGCGAGGATTGCGATCGCAGTTCCGCAGACGACATAAAACGTAGGGCCAATACCGAGATTCTGGACGGCGAAAATGCCGTCCAGAATGACGGCTTTGGGAGGTAAAACGATGGATGCGAAGATGCAGGAGCAGCTAGATCAGGCGACGCTGAAGAAGGCGCTGCTGGACCTGGACGAGACGGTTGAGTCGAACGCGCGGCGAGTGGCGGAGAAGGCGGTGCGCAACCGGGTGAATGCCGAGCGGCAGGCGGGCTTCCGCAGCGCGCGCGCGAGCCGCGAGGCGCTGAGCAACCGCTGCACCCACCGCCAGGGCGGCGCGATGAACAACCCGTATGCCGCCAAGGCGCCGAACCCGAGCGCGCTGGGCGTGATGAAGATGCCGGACGGCTGGACGAAACGGATCTTCTGCATTGTGTGCCACGGCGAGTGGTTTACGCCGCACCCCTACCTGATGCGCAAGGACCCATTCAAGGCGGGCTTCCACATGCCCGGCGGCATCATCCTGGAGCGGGACGAGACGGCTGTGGAGGTTCGCCGGCGGGTGGCGAAGTACAATGCCGACGTGGAGAAGTTCGAGGAGTTGCTGGAGGCGGCGAAGGACAAACAGACGCCCGAGGCGGCGATGGAGATGGATTGCGGGACCACGCACACGCTGACCAACAGCGAGACCGGCGTGGTGGTGTATCCGTGGCGGCCGTGCGACGCGAATGCGTGGGCGGCGAGCCAGCAGGCGGCGTAAGGCGAAATGCGGGGATTCTGGAACTGCGTTCCAGAATGACGACGAGGGCGGGGAAAGAGGAGAGGCACATGGGCGTCGATACAGTAGTACGGGGAGCGCCGACAGCGGCGCAGTGCTTTGGGACTGAGGGGATCATCCTCGACGCCAAGAATAATTTGCTGTATACCTTCGGCGACAGCCGGACGCCGGGGCTGGTGGGAGCTGCCGGCAGCGCCCCGGCCGCCGGACCTGTGCCCGCAGCCTATGCGCCCGCGGCGAGCCCGACCTTTACCGGGACGGTGACACAGCCGACGCCTCCGGTGCTGACTGCCGCGCTGACGCAGGCCACGGTGGGAGCGGCGGGCGGGGCCACGGCGCTGCCGGCTACGCCGACCGGCTACCTGAAACTTTCGATCAACGGAACGGTTTTTGCGGTGCCGTACTACGCGGTATCGTAGCGGCAGGCAGGGAAAATTCAAAGGTATGAGGTGATGCGATGGCAGGGCAACCGAAATGGTTTACCGATGCACAGGCGGCGAAGGGCACCGGAGCGGTTAAAGAGCAGAAGCCCGAAAAATTGACCGGCGAAGCCCGCATGGACGCGCTGGAGAAGCTGCTGGACCGGCACGGCATCCGCCTGCCCGCGTAGACACGGAGCCGAGATGGCGCAGTATGAATACAAAGTCCGGCGGGTTGAGCACAGGCATATCGCCATGGTGCTCGACGAGATGGCGGAGAGGGACTGGAAGTTCTGCGCGCTGACCCCGAACACGTCCTTCGATGTGCTGATTATTTTTGAACGTCCGGCGCAGCCGGCATCAAAGTACAGTGTACGTGTAACACAGGAGAATCCCATGAGCCTTGGAACCATCGCCCCCGGATCGACTGGCCAGTTTGGCGCCGTGCTGTTGAACAACGGCGTGCCCGACACCAGCTCGTTTGTCCCTTCCCTCAGCTTCACCGCAAGCGACCCCAGCGTGACCTTTGCACCCGCAACCACGGACGCGAGCGGCGGCACCATCCCCCTGGCGCAGCAGACGGTGATGAGCGTACCCAGCACCGACACGCTGGGCTCCGTGACGGTGACCGCAACCTGCACCGACCCGAATGGCGCGAGCCAGAGCGGATCTGTGACGGTGGCGGTCGGCCCCGGCCCCGGCCCCGGCCCCGGCGTGTACAGCGTCGGCGTGACACAGCTCGCCTGAGCACTTCGTGCGGTCCTGGACCGCTGCGCGGTGTAAATTGAAAAGGGCCGTCGCTCATAGAGGGCGGCGGCTCTTTTACTTGAAGGAGGCAGGGATGGACTTTGGAGATGCAATCCGCGCGCTGAAGGAAGGTAAACGCGTTGCACGTAGTGGCTGGAACGGCAAAGGGATGTGGCTAGCCTACTCGCCCGGATCGCAGGCGCTTCCTGCCGAACGATTCTGGGCTGGGGCGAATCGTGAGTTTGCAGAGCGGAGAGCGACGGGAACCGCCGACGTGCTGCCCTGCATTACGATGAAGACTGCGGACGAGAAGATACTCATGGGATGGCTGGCCTCGCAGACCGACATGCTTGCCGAGGATTGGGCCGTAGTTTAAACACCGCGTGAGCGGTCGAGGACGGTGCGAAGCACATGGGCAATAGCACGATCAGCCTCGGGAGCATGTACGATTCGCTGGCGGCGCGCGGCATTGCCGACCCGCGCAAGGGCGCGAGCGGCTATGGCGACAAGCTGGCGCTGGAGATGGCGAACAGCGTGATCGCGGACCTGATCTGCGACCGCTTCAACTGGAAGTGGAACCGTGCGGTGGCGGCGGCGATCTACACCAACAGCTGGCAGCAGGACTACCCGCAGCCGCGGCAGGCGGCCGGGCTGATTGGCTGGGGAGAAGACTGCGCGGGAATCAACATCAACAACACGGCGCTGCCCAAACCGCTGACGAACATTAAATGGCGGCGCGGGCTGAGTCGCACCAGCATCAGCACCTGGTTGACCCAGAACATCTGCTGGATGTATAACGGCGACCTGACGCTAGGCGCGTGGCCGGGCGCGGGCATGGTGTACAGCCCGCTGGTGGGGACGGGGCCGCAGGCGCAGAACCCGCTGATGAGCATGATGGACGCGAACGCGAACATCCTGATCGTGACTGGATTTGGGACGACCGGGAGCGTGGCGCCGTTTGCCGCCGTGAATGCGGCCGAAGGCGTGACGGTGACAGATGGCACGGTGACCTGGACGGTGGTGCTGGCGAGCAGCCAGGGGTTCCGCGTAGACAATCTGCCCAGCGCGACCGGGCCGACCTGGCAGATTACTCCGGTGTTCCAGATTGAGCCGCCGACGTTTACCAGCATGCAGCAGAAGCTGGACCCTATCCCGGACAGTTTTGCGCGCTACTTCCGCCGGGGCCTGGAGAGCGAGTGCCTGCAGGCCAGCCCGAACCCCGGCGACATGAAGCGCGGGCAGCAGATGCGCGCGGAGTGGCAGATGGCGCTGATCGAGAGCAAGAAGCAGGGCGACCGCGAGCCGAACGCCTACAGCCTGCTGCCGGCGGGCAGCGTGGTTGAGAGCAGGCTGGGGTATAACGGCGACCGTGGACCCTATACGGCGGACAACCCCTATTGAGCGGCGGCCAGGGCGCAGCAACCGAAGCGCGGAGTTATGTATAAAGTAAGGTGATGTATGGTCTTATCCTTCCTCAACCCGCTCCATTACAACGAAGACAGGGTGATGATTGGCCATGACCTTGTACCGATGGATCGCCAATCTGATGGCGTGTTTTGGTGTGCGGTATGCGGGGGCCATCCGACAGATCCAATACATCAATCGGAGAGAAGGGGAGAGGAATTCTAGTGTCGACGAGCCTGACGGTACAGAATGCGGTGGTGTTTGCGAGCACGCTGATCAAGAACCAGCGGCTGAACGTGAACAACTACGAGCCGGGCCTGACCATGGCGAACATCGTGCTGCAGCGCATCCTGGGCGCGCCGTTTGTGTGGCGGTTCAACCGGGCGACGTTCAACCTGGCGATCTCGACCGTGGGAGGCACCGACTACCCGCTGTACCTGCCGACGCTGGGGCGGATCGAGACGCAGTGGCTGGTGGATGCGCAGAGCAGCGTGATGCAGCTGGAGGGGCGGGTGGCGCTGGCCAAGGTGAGCAGCGTGCGCCGGCCGGAGCTGGTGGCGCCGGTGTATGACGACAATGCGGGGAACATCACGCTGCGGTTCAACAGCGTGCCCGACGAGGCGTATACCGCGACCTTCGACTTCCAGCAGAAGGCGCAACTGCTGACCGGATGGGCGAAGGGCTTTGGGCCGGTGCCGGACGAGTTTGCCTACATCTTTATGAAGTGGTACCTGAGCGAGGCGGCGCTGCTGGTGAACGATGCGCGCTTTGAGATATGGAGGCGCGAGGCGGTGGCGGCGCTGCTGGCGACGCAGGACGGCCTGGACGAACAGGCCAAGGCCATCCAGTACGAGCAGATGATGAATGTGGGCCGCAGCAGCCTGCGCAGCGACGCGATGGGCAAGAGCGGAGCGGCGGCACGGCAGTCGTAGTGCGAAATACGGGGATTCTTCGCTTCGCTCAGAATGACAGGGGCCTGTGGAAAATAGGGGCTTGACATCCGTGTTTATTCCGGTAAACTACCAGTATGAAGCTCACGATCGTTTCAGCCAACGGCGTACTGCATTATGAGACCGATCCGCCAAACTTGCCGGAATGGGAAATTGCGGGACTGCTCGAAGGCACGCGCATGATGATAGAGACCAGCTTCACGCTCGAATTGATGCGACTGAGCAAACTGAAGGGGGCGCAGGATGCCACTGGAGAAGGGTAAGGGGAAGAAGACGGTCAGCCGCAACATCCGCACGGAGATGAGTGTTTTGAGTAACGGAAAACTCTATGAAGGCAACGAACGACCACCCTACGGCCAGGGGGATATTCTCCTGCCGAAATTTCGGTGCGAACACTGCGACAAGTTTTTTACAGATTTAGATGTGCACTACGAAGATGGCTGCGAGGGCATCTCAAATTTACACCGCGAAGCGGTAGATGGAGCACGAAGTGCCTGA